TGTCTTTCTTGAACCATGTCCAGAAAGAATATAAATTAGGTAGTTGATTGTGCGTAAATGATTTTCGATAAAAGTCATTTACAATTAATTCTCCTCTATAAGTATAGGATTTATTAGCCACATATAATTCAGAATTTTTTAAAAAATAATCGATCCAATGACTACAGTCTCTTGTGAAAAGCATGTCTGCATCTAAACATACTGTATAATCCCATGGAGATAAGTGGTCCATCCAGGATCTTCCGTCCCAAAATGTTTCTTTATCCCACTGGATTATTTCGTCAAACACCCAAGGTGATTTTATCGCATTTATTTTTTCTTTGTTGTCTATAACTAAAGCTACTTTATCATAACCTTCTTTTTGAGTATTCTTGATACTCAAAGCAAGAGCATATGCAAGTTTAAGATAATCTACAGTATCATTTGATGAAACTATTATTAAATAACCAAAATTCATAATAACCTTTCAAATTGATCGTAACATCTTATGATACTTTGTTTATTCATGATGTGGACATCCTGATTCTTTATAGAACCTAGATAAAAAGAATCAGGATCATTTAAATTCTTAATACAAACTATTAGTTTGCCATCATCTATTTTTTCTATTATATCTTTATCTTGTATAGTTAATAACGGAGGCAGAGACATATTTGATTTTTCAAATCCATCCAGTATATGTTTAGCTATACTAAATGAAATGTCATTCCTGTACTGCGCAGATTTAAATCTAAATAAATCTGCATAATATTTGTAATTTTCTTTTATAAATTTAACAAGGTCAAAAAACAATTTAGACTTTTCAGATTTTGAAAATAAAACCGCCGTAGCCCAATACAGATGAACTCCGGTTTCCGAAGTCCATTTATCTAAAACTCCTATTCGATTTCCTTGAATATCATTTATAGATTCAGATATCAAAACATCTTCGTCAACGTTCCAATAATTGTTTAAATTATCAGACATGATCATAAAATCAGAATCTATTAACAGTGTTCTATCATAAGGACTTAAATCGTAGGCTGAAAATCTATTAGAATTTATAAATGGAACATTATCTACTTCTGTTCCGTCATATAAAACTCTATGGTTATCAATAACAGGACGATCGACTAAAATAATTTTTTCGAATATGTTAGATGCTTTTTCATATATTTTCGATTCGTGCATCCATTGAACAGTTGATTCATCAGTAATTAATGATACAGGAACCTTTAAATTTTTTTTAGCAAAGCCCCCAGATATCAATGCCATTCTAGCATAATCTACCTGTCTATTATTGTGGGCAATAATTACAACTCCGTTTGTCATAGATCTGTCAACTTTTCAATTGAACGACTGCTTTTGATCTTTCCGTAAGATTCTAAATATTCATAAGTAACTGTAAAATATCTATCAAATATTTCGTCTCTAAATTTTGTTAAATCTTCTATCAGGATAGGATTATCGTTAATGTCTAACAGCGGAATTCCGCTTATCCTTTCTTGATCAATTAGGATTTGTACAAAGGTTAATAAATTCCTATCAATTTTAAAAATTCCGCCATTATACCCATAGGTTAATTTAGACTCCATTTTTTCTCTAAGAGTCTTTCGTTGTACGGATAGTGTTTGTTGATAATTTGAAAAATCTAAGGCGTTTTTTAGACGGTCGTCCATGTATACTCCATAATAAACTGTGCAGTTTATTTATTAGGAGTCTTTACACCTTAAAAATTATGAATAAATGAAAGATCCAAAAGATGTAGAACCGCCGTCGCCGGCTATAGGTCCTAGAACAGTAAAGTTTCCAGTTGCAGGAGCCGGTTGCATAACTCCGCCGGGCTTAACCATATCCGATGAAACTGTTAAAGTTCCTTCAATAGAATCCTCGGGAGGGAATTGTCCCGGATTGCCGCCAGGGGGATCAGAATAAGGATCATTTAAAAGAACACGTATGTAAACAATATTGGCTGTTCCGCTGCTGTTATCCGAAACATTACATCTAGCCTGTAAACGGTATGTGTTACTTGCGTAAGGTCCGCTGGCAGTAGACGTATGATATGTCTGGAACGAATTAGTCAATCTGAAAAAATTTGTTCCGTTTAAGGGAGTAAATCCGCTTAACGGAGTTTGAGCTCCGAATGCCTGAGTACCTGCTGCTGCTAATAAATTAGCCCAACTGGTTGTTTGGTCTTTAGTCACACTAGGTACAAATGTACTCGTAATTCTCAGTTGACCGCCAGCATTAAAAAAATGTCTAGCAGCATCTGCTGTATTGAAAGTATATGTAATGTCAACATATGTTTGGCTGAACCAAGTATCTGATAAAGCAGCTGATCCTAAAGATTGAGTAGTAAACCTTCCCGATCCTAAATTGAATCTATTTGTGGTGACGGTATTTGCTAGTGTATCATATGCATTATTAGGATGCCCTGCTCCGTACCTCACAGGATCTCCGGCAGAAATATTTACGATAGAAGGAGTTGTTCCGTTTTGATGTACTAGACAGTTAAAAATATCAAATCTTAAATTTTGCCATTGGGTAGCAGTGACGGTATTTCCATCGCTAACAGAGCTACTCTGAATTCTTGCTGCTTGACCGTATCCGGTGTTTCCCGACCCTGTGCCAAGGACAGCAATAACTTTATTTCTAATATTATTGTAATCTACATCTTCAATAATACCGCCAACACTATTAGCCATTATTCAATCCTTATAATACTATAGCTTCTACTAATTTTACTGATGTATCTCGGTTATCTTCTAATGAAATAGCAAACACATCAGCAAAAGAATGCATGGCTGCTACAACCGCTACCCCGTTATCAGACGAAATCAATCTATCACCTTTTCTTACTGAGCCAACAACTTTAACCGGAACTCTTCCTTTTAATGCTATTGCTGTGCCGCCTTCTAAATCTTTATTCATTAGGTAAGCAGGTTTCTCAGAGACAACACCGATCGCTCTTTCCCCGAACATAGCTGCTCTAACTTCTTTCTCCCCGCCAACTGCTATTACTGTACCTATCTCATAATTCTTATCCGCTAGATAATTTTCTGCTAGGTCTGCATATCTAGCTGCGGTCGCAGTACCGTTAAAAATATTAGCTGTTAAATTTCCACTGCTATCTCTTGCTGCAATAGTATTAGCTGTAGCTGTAGTTTTAGCTGATCTAAATGTAGGATTAGTATCTACAGCAGAATCATCGATTTTTAATCTATCTGCAAAATCAACGATACCAAGAAATCTATTTGCAGTTAAGTTTCCGCTCGGATCCCTTAAGGCCAATGTTGTAGCTACAGCAGCAGTATTAGATATCAATCCGTTTAGGGCAAGAGCATTATTAGCTGTACCGATTACATCTCCAACGACGTTTCCATTTAATAAGCCATTAAATGTTGCAGTAATATTTTTTGTAGAAGCATTAAATACTACAGATCCGTCAGACGCTAAGACATTTCCTCTAATAGTACCTAAAACATCTCCAGTAACATTACCAGTTAAATTACCGAAAAAATCTGTAGAATGCACTTGCGACCACTTAGAGCCGGATGATCCCAATGCAAAGGTATTATCAGTGCCAGGCAACATTCCAAACGTTTGAAATATTGCTATAGTATTCGAAGCGGATTCGCTAACTCTGATTTTAATCTTGACAGTGTTACCTAATTGGTTTTCAATTGCCGGTTCGTCGCCGTTTTCTACGAATATTCTTAAATCGTTTTGATCACCTATAGTAATACCAGTGTCGCTTACTCCAATACCTGTAGCATTGAATGTTCCGCTTAATGTACTGCCCGCTCTAACAAAATCATCAGCTGAAAAGCCTCCTAATTTCAAAGAATTAGAAGCAGATCCCCAGAAGAAATGATCAGTTGTCGTAACACCGGTAGATCCAGCAGTATTAACTAAATTAATACCTTTTTTAATAACACTAAATCCTGTTATCGGATTCAGCGAACTATTCAGTGTAAATGCATCTTTGCTTATTACTGCGATTACGTCACCGCCTGACAGTAATTTTCCTATACTATGATTTACTCCAACTGTATCTTTAACCACTTGGGGTATTAGTGCAGATGTTCCTGTATCGGGAGCATTCTCTGGTCCAATTAGAATATATTCTGTACCATTCCATGCATATAATTGTTCAGCAGATGTATCGAACCAAAAATCGCCGATTGTTAATCCTGAAGGTGCGGTCGTTCTCGCTTCTGCTCCACCTGCAGTTCTAAATTGTGTCCCATCATAAAATTTAAGTTTTTTATTAGCTGTATCAAACCAAATTTGTCCGGTTACTACTTTAGGAGGAGGGCTAGAATTAGCAAAATTCTCCATTAAATGAAGAAAGTTTTCGTTTTGTACTTCGCCGTAACCTGCGTAGTTTTTACCTACAAAACGTAAATCTGTGGTAGTATCAATGGTACCATCGTCGACCGAGACTAAAAAAGTTCCATTAAATTTATCTACTTGATACGCCATTGATAAGCTCCATTAATTACTATTATTTATCAGTGCTTTATTCTTAAAGCCGACCAACTACAACTTCTATTATCCCTTCTTTTCCGTCAAAATCCTCTAGAGATTTGCCTATAACTGTACCTATTTCGGGTCGAAAAGCTGCTTTGGCATAACCATTTCCTGCAGAAACTAGCATCTGTCCTTTTTTAACAGATCCTAAAACTTTACAAGGTACTCTACCCTGTAGGGCTACAGAAACAACATATTTCGATTCTAAATTAGAATTCATAAGATAAGCAGGATTAGTTGAAACTACACCCGCTATAGAATTAGAATCCTGTAATGCTTCTCTCACTTCAAACTCGCCGCCAAATTCTAAGACTGTTCCGGGATCATATTGTTTATCCGATGTATAATTTTCTGCTAAATCTGCATATTGAGCTGTGGTGGCAGTTCCTATAAAAAAATCAGCGTATATATTTTTCCATTTAGCTGTAGGAATACCTATATTAACCGATGAACTAGAGTTTGGAACTAGCGAAGGATTATTTGGACCGCCAGAATTTAAAGCAACATCTGCTGGAATAAATTTTATTTTTTCAGAGCCGCCTGGACGAGTAACATCATTAATCTGTAAATTAATAGATTTTCCTGCTAACTGCGAGGCAATTACAGGATTTTCAGATCCGTCAGTGAAAAGTTTAATAGAATCATTGTCCCCAATGATTAAACCTAAATCAGTTATCTTAAGATTAGAAAGTATTCCTACGCTTTGTAAACTAGAATTAACTACTGTAGGATTAATGAATGTTCCGGAAAGTGTAGTAGCTGAAGCAGTTACAGTAACATCTGATGTTCCGTCAAAAAAGACTCCATTGATATTTCTTCCAGTTTCTAATTTTGTAGCTGTAAACGCATTTCCCGAAAGTCTGGCTCCAATTACTTGATTGGCCTCAATAATATCAAAGAAACTAGTTCCGGAACTAGCAGTAACATTTCCGATCAAATTACCATTAAATGTAGCGGTAATTGTGCCTGCTGAAAAATCCCCCGAACTATCTCTCGCAACAACTTTTCCTATAACATTAGCTGAACTTGCATCCACCGACCATGTAGTAGGAAATGATCCGTCAAAATTAGATCCTGTTAAGTAGGTGCCTTTGGTCAGTATACTGGTTGTACTAGATTTTATGGTGATATCTGTTTGTCCATCAAAATTTACACCGTTGATTTTTTTAGGGTCAGCTAATCTAGAAGCGGTGGTAGCATTTCCTATTAAATTTCCAATTAAATTATAAGTGGTTTCTGATTCGGTGGTCTGATTAGAAAAATTAATTCCTTTTCTAATAGTGGAAAAACCGCTTATATTGTCTACTAAGGATATGGTAAATTCATCCGACGAAATAAAAGCGATTGTTTCATTATTTACAACTAAATCTAGTACAGGATGATCGTTATCTAATGTGTCTTTAATTGTTCTAGCTCGAAGCCTCGTAGTGCCAAAATTAGGTACTGCTTCGGGCCCAATCAAATTCCAACCATTATTAAAAACATACAACTGTTGAGTTTCTGAATTGAGCCACAATGCTCCTTCTAATTCAGGAGGAGCAAAATTTTCTACTGCTGCTGATCCTACGGAATTCCATTCTTGTCCGTCATATATTTTTAACTTTTTAACTGATGAATCATACCATGTTTGTCCAGGCAGTGGTCTTGCAGGGGGATTATTATTTGCAAAATTTTCTAATAAAAATAAAAAATTTTCATTCTGTATTTCACCGTAGCCGGTATAATTTCTACCTACGAGACCTAAACTAGTTGATGTATCTAAAGTTCCATCTTCTAAAACAACTAGTTGCGTGCCGTTAAATTTATTAATAATATATGCCATTTATCGCTCCAATCATGATACAAATGTCCATGCTCCCGTCACTAGTTGAAAAGTTTTCACAACTCTACTAGGGGTAATAGTAGGAGCAGGAATAGTAGCTGTTGAAAATGCTACAGGTTCTATTACTGCCGGAGCAGTTCCACTAGGAGTTACAAAAGTTGCTGTAGTTGTTGATACCAGTGTGTTGATATTTAAAGAAGACGAAGATGCCGACAAAAAGCTGCAAAGAATTCTAGCAATAGTTCCATTTTCGTATTCTGCAGGTGGAGCAATCTGTGTTAATAACGCTGCTATTCCAGTATTTGATATACCGTCAGATATATCTAGACTCAATACAATCGATCGTGTTCTTACAAAATTAGTAACGTATTTTTTATTGGTTGCTTCGCTTAATTCAGTCGCTGATAAAATAGCAGATGATTCTGTAGATTGATTAACACCGATATCACTTGTAGTTGATAGACCTTCGATTTTTGGAGAACCTATTAATACAACATCGCCAGTTCCGTCAGGAGCTAATTCTAAATCTAAATTAGTTTGAAGTGTAGATATTCTGTTATCTTGTATTCTTACATATGGTGTGGGAACTGTGGAAGGTGAAATAACCGGTCCAACATTAATAACTGTCTGTGTTCCAAAACTGGTAACACCAGGAATTGATGTAACTGTTGGCCCTAGAGATGTTTTCGATAGCACTGTCACGCCATCGATTTTAAATTCTTTACCGGAAAATAATTCTATATGTTCAGTTGATTCCCATGCTGTTTTTGCTTTGTTCCATAAAAACTCATGGTTGCTGGCTCCTTTTAATATGAAACCTCCCCCATCAGCATATTCATCTGTATTTGTAGAACTATCTCCCGTTTGTGCTAGAACGATCAACTTATCTTCGACTTGTAATTCAGAAGTTTTAATTACAGTAACATCTCCGTCATTGATAACTAAATTGCCTTTAATAGTTACATTTCCCTCAACAGATACATCTCCACCGACATCTAATCTGCTGTCTGTAAATCCTCTATAAAGATTTACTCTTCTATTAATCGTATCAATTTCAACTGCATTTTCAGCCACGACTCCCTTTCTAACTAAAAATCTTATATTTTTATCAGAAGCAATATTGGCTAAAATAACATTTCCGTTGTCAACAATTAATTGGGCTTGGCTAGCATCGCCGACAATCAATCCTAAATTAGATGCTAAAATTAATTGTCCGTTGATAATATTAGATGTATCATTTCTAACATACGAGCTTGCAGGTTGTCCGCCTAATGATTCCGAGTTAGTCGATGTTACATTAAATTTAATTCCCGACAAAGTTCCAGCATTAAAACCGGGCTGTATGGCGCCCGAAAAACCCTCAATAGGTAATTTAGGAGTAAATGAATCTTTACTAAAAATTCCAATTAAGATTCCATTAGTATAAAGATATGTAACAACACGATTTTGATTGAGAGTATCTAGAATGTTTACTACTCTCAATCCGCTGATTCCTTGACTTACAGAATAATCCGGACCTAATAATATTGTATTTGTTCCGTCAAAGAAAAATAACTGTTTGTTTAAATCGTCGAACCATAAATCCCCGACTCCTAATGTCAAAGGTTGTGTTGTTGATATAGTTGCTGAACTTACAGGAACGAATCCTGAACCGTTATACACTTTTAATTTTAATTCAGAGGCATCAAACCAGATCTGTCCTCTTATAGGATTATCTGGTTGTTCTGTATCTGCAAAATTTTCTAATATCTTAACAAAATTTTCATTAAGAGCTTCGCCGAAACCGCTATAATTTTTTCCTATTAGCGTGATGCTAGTAGAAAATTGATCTATTTGGCCGTCAGCTACTGTTGCTAAAATTGATCCATCGCTTTTATTAATTGAATATGCCATTTCTTACCCTTAGAATGCCGGTGGACCGGACCTAATAATATAATTTAAAGTCAAATAAGGATTTATTACCGCAAAAGGTTGACCCAAAGATCCTGCTGTTCTGATTCCGCCAGAACTAGGAAGATACTGGCTCTGTCCGACCGTTGTAGGTCCTTTATCACTAAATGCTCCAGAATCCAACGGAGCGGCTGTGTCAATCCTTGTGGCAAAATATTGCTGCCCAGTTGACCCTCTCATGTTATGTTCGTGGTCTGGTAAATTTCCAACAGTTAATGTATTTGAACTTTGACCTCCCGAGCCGCCTAGATTATCGGCTTCGGTTCCCGGAACCCTATCTGCATTTCCGCCGCCACCGTCAACGAAACCCCCTGTTGAATTAGGAACTTGTATACCATTGTCCATATTATCTTTACCTAATGGAAATCTTCCTCTTAGGTCTGGTAATCTGAATGTATTAACTCCTAAAGTACTTGCGCCGTATCTCGTACCAATCACGTCATATAAATCTTGATACTTGACTCTTTCTACTTCGCTACCATCACACAGCAAATACCCTTCGGGTGCATTAGATCCTGCGTAAGGAAGTATGGCTCCTATCGGAACTCCGAGGTCGGCAATAAAAGTATCTCTTTCGGATTTTAATAAACCCGTACCTGATCTAAATATTAAAATTTCATCATCTTTTATTGAAGTATTTGCTCTAGGTTTACTAGCAATAAGATTCGATGTTAGAGATGTAGTGAAAGTTTTTGTTAAACCTCCTACAGATCCGTCAAATGTAAAACTAGGCGACGACACATCGCCTGTCATAGCAAAAGTGGTTGTAAATCTTAAATTTGTGGCCGTTGTAGCGTTACCTGCAATGTCGCCTGTTAGGGTAGCTTGAATGCTATCTGCAATAACTGTTTTAGCTCTAACTGTGTTCCATCTTTTAATTACTGTTCCGCAATCGTATAGATCTGTTACTTTTGGTTGTATAGATACAAAGGAAGCAGTTCCCGAAACATCTAATGTATCTCCTACTAATAAATTTTTTCCTATAGCGACTCCGCCAGAAGTAACTATCGTTCCATTGTTTAAATTAGTAGAAACATTGGAATTGGTAATTAACAAGGATCCGTCAATTAAAATATTTCCAGATACTTCCAACGATTCATCCGGATCTGGTACATTTATACCTACTTTGTTGTCGATTACTCTTAAAATAGTCGCTGGTATTCCGCCTCGATTGATCTGCAGATCTAAGCTACTACCTTCTGCAGAATTATAAATTTTTGAAGCCGTTGGACTAGAACTTAAACTAAAACTTCCGTCACTACCTATGGTTATTCCTGCATTATTTCTAACATTAAATCCAGCCTCGACTGTGTTAATAACATCAGATCTTAAGAATCTACCGGCAGGAATTTCGGTTCCTGAAATGTTTAAAGCATCGGCGCTGGTTGCCTTAGAATATAATTTTGTTTCAAGAAGTGCATCGTCAATAATATTTTCAGTGATGTTCAACCCGGTTCTTATCGTAGTAAATCCCTGGATAGCTATCTTAGGTGTGAAACTGTCTTTACTAATAATAAAAACTGGTATATCCTCTACATAAAAACTTAAAATAATTCTAGCTAAACCGTCTGAGTCGTCTATCCTCTCTACCAACGGGCCGCTTCTTAAACCTGTACTAAAGTTAGGACCTACTAGAATCCATCTAGAACCAGAAAACACATATAATTGTTGATTAGTAGTATCTACCCATAATTCACCAATTTTTGATTGTTCAACAGCAGGCTCAACTGCACTCTTTTGAATATTACTAGCTGCCTTCCATTGAACGTTATCCCATACCATCAAAATACCGTTAACATTATCATACCACAATTGCCCTTCTGTGGGATTAATGGGCGGTTCGCTTTTTGCGAAATTTTCTAATAATGCTAAAAAGTTTTCAGCAATAATTTGGCCGTAACCTGTTATATTTCGTCCTGGAAATGTTAAACTGGTATCGGTGCTAGAAGTATTATCAAATACTGTAATAGGTACTTTATTTTGTCTATCAGTAAAATTTACAATATATGGCATCGTTAAACCTCATTAAATCCAGTTAGACTCTGTACTCTGATAGTATAATCTATCTGTAAAAGTCTGTTTAAAGATTTTTGAACAGGATGAAATACAACATGAGTTAATAATTTTCCTGTTCCGCTGGGATTAAACGATCTTAAACCCAATTCATCAAATACAAAATCTCCTGCAAGGTCTCGACTATTGTCAAACGCTTCTTGACCATCGGGTTCGCCGTAATCCAATAGACATGTTATTAAAATATCACTGTAAGTAGCTCCACTAATATGTCTAATTTCCATCTTATTTCTTACAGGATCAGTATTAGAAATACTATTTTGATCTACTACTTTACTATAAGTTTGATTATAGAGACTGCTATTAACTCCTACAGTATTAGGTGTTAGATAAGTGATCAATCCTGTAGGGTCGACTGTGGTTCCTCCAGTTCCGAATACCATTTCGTATACGGTTCCTTGTCCTTGGTTAGATAGCGCATTAACCATAGCCACACTCATATTTTCATAATGAATCGCATTTCTCTTATCTATAAACACTTCTTTGGTCTCAGGATCAAATATCTTGATGTGACCTTCAAAATGAAACCCGCCGGTTTCGTTTGGTTTATGCTGAATTTCTTCGGATTTTGGCTTATTTTCGACCATATCTATCTCTTTTGCTTTAGTAGTGTATTTATTCGGGGAATTCACTAGACTTTTCCTTGATGAATTTTACAATTGGAGTTTGATTATCTAAAAACGTCACTCCTTTTGATGCTGAACTTTCTCCTTTTTCATACCACAATTTACCCGTTTTTCTTATAATCGTTATCCTAGTTCCTGCAGGAGCAGATTTAGTTAATCGAATATACGGAGTAGCTCCATCTACGCTAAACTCGGCTTCTGTTTCTGAATCTGCAGATGTGCTCGATGCTCCTTTAGATTCATCGTAAATTGAAATACTATCTTTTCTTAATCTAGTTCCACCAACAAATATTTCTATCTCATCACACGGACCATGATTTTCAGGAATACTTATATATGAAAGTTCGGATCCGTTGATTTCGGTCATTCTATAAAATGTTCTATTGGATTTTCTAGGAATAAAATTTAATGGTCCTATCAAAAGACTACTGCCGTCACTTACAAAATCATCTCTTTCTTGTTCTTCGGTATAAGGAATATTTTCCCTAAAACTAGAATCAACAACTAAGCTACCGGACGAATGAATTTCAGCTATTCCGGTTCCTAAGGCACCTCGTCGAAGTTGGCTTAATATATTACCGTTTTTAGATAGATATTCGATTCTTTCGTTATTAACAATAATTATTCCAGGAATATTTTTAGAAATAATCGGTTCGAAAAGTTCAGTGCCGTCGGTTACTTCTAATTCTAAATCGTAATAATTTAAATCTCTTACAAGCGTTATTTTTTTGCTTGTAGCAAAACGCTTATAATGATATTTGTTTAACATATCTTTAAAAATTTCATATGTTATTGGGGCCTGTCTTATCGATGATCCAAACTGCACTATTTTAATCGTGTCATCTAGATTAGATATACCTTTTAATTTAACCGCATTTCTCGGCAAAGACACTTCGTAATCTTCATCTTTAGTTAAACGAACACCATTTTTATAAACCCAAACATAACTCGAACTCAACGGAGTCCTTGATAATTTATAAACAATTTGTCCGCCTTTATATTCGTCTGTGATCATATCCATGCTAGGATATTCGCTGAACCAAACCACTTCTATTATATCACCTTCATTTAATGAAACTTCAGGCAAAATCACTAGATTATTATTTTCAAAATTAAATTGAGTTCTTAAATCAACTTCGATCTTAATTTCATCTCCTATGTTCAAAACACTCGGAGAAATCGTGATTAAGTTTTGATTACCGTCATATACATAATCTATAACAAATCTTAATAGATTATTATTAATGAAAACTTTTATATTTCCGCTAGTGATATTTCCGATCGCTTCCTCCGGATCAACACCTATTAATATAACGTTGTTGGTTCCATCGTAGGTTTCATAGATTGTATCTACACCATTTAACTGTGTGCCGTTTACTGAAACTAAAGTGCTTGATTTGGCGGAACCTCTTTGTAAATTTACAAAAGAATCTAAGTCAAAAGATCTTGTACTACCATCAAATACAAATGTCTGATTGTTAACTCTTACGATACTGAGTCCCGACGAATCGACGTCAGAGGAGCTTCCTAAAGAAACAATTTTAATTTTTTGATTCAATGTTGGCTTGATGCCGAATTGAACTATCGTTAAATTTTGTTCATCTACTAGATCCGAACTATTTAAAAATCCTGTATCGACAAATTCTCCATCGATTGTAACAAACACATTACTTGTTTGCTCATACCTAGCATTTGTTAAAAACAACGATGTATCACCGTCTGCTACAAATTCTTGATAGTCAAGAATTGTGATACCACCTATCCCGATTGAAATGATTTCAACGATAGATCCGCTAATAGGGGGATCATTAAATTCTATAATGTTATCAACCAAGTTGATAGAATAGGTCGGTGACAATCCATCAAAAAATTGTTTGACTTTGTCAACATACACGATAATAGAATTAGATTCTATAACTTCTAAACCTATGTTAAAAAATCTTGTAGAACCGTCTGCAATATATATTTTATTTTGTAGAGGTGCTGCGCCTGTGTTAGTTGTATTAAACACTTTAATACTAACACTATCTAATACTTGACCTGGAACATTTTCTTCAGGAGCAGGCACCTGATCGGGAGTTATAAATTTATCTCCGTCTATAACTATCTCTTCTGCAGCTATACCTGTAGCTGTAACGTATGCACCACCTAAAGATGCTAAAGATCCTCCGCTGATATTTGTATCTACTAGATTAAGATCTTGTATGACCACAGATCCGTCGCTTTCGATCGTTCTAAAAATTAAAGTATCCCCATCCTGAATATTAATATATGGAAAGCCTGTTACTGGATCATAAAATTCAACAGTATTAGTAGATCCGTCTCCTATAAAGGTTGGCATAACTGCATATTCTGGAGCTGTTTTTCTTCCATTAGGCTGAATTGTAGATCCGTCATATAAATTGAAATACGGATCGTCTATTCGAATAATTCTCGAATCTCCCGGAACTTCATTTGTAAATTGTAAATTATCTATTTGTTTTTCAAACGTAGAATCTCTTGAAAGACCTAGATAGGGACTGATATAATTTCTCTTGTAATAAATTGTAATAAGTTGTCCTTGGGCGGGAGTAAATGGTAATTCAATTTTAAATGGTTCCCAAAATAGTTCCCAATCTTCTGTAAATGGAAGTACTATGCTACCGTCTTGCCGTTGCGTATCTCGTATAGCAACATATAATCTGTTGTCGACGCGAACTATGGATCCTGTTTTATAAACCTGTGAAGAGTCTACAGTATTATCTGCGTTCACTACATAATAAAAATCGCTGTTTGATTCTACACTATCCCATCCTTCAGTAAACCAAGGCAATGCATCCCATCCTCCTGTAACATCAAATGTTGTGCCTTGTACTTGAACTCCACCGAAATCTATTCCGGTCATAAGTTGTGAAATTTCTTTTCCGATCATTCCAGAAGAAGGTTCGTAGTATTTTTCAATTCTATTCACGCTGTCTAAAAGATCGTCGCTCTTTTCATAATCTATAGAGATAACATCTCCTTGATTAGGAGGTATATTAAAAATTATTCTTCCTTTAAGAAGGCTATATGTATCTACTGAAGAAAAATATAAAGAAATATTATATTCGTTTGGTAGAACTAATTGATTATTTTTTAATATATTAATTTTGCTTTTGTCTCGTGTCGGTGCATAATTTAAATCAAACACGGAGGTAGAACCAGTAGCAACAAATTGTTGAGATTGTCTGAAATTTCTATAAATTCCTTCTTTAGAAATTCTATCAAATTTTACCGATAGGTTAAATGTTCTAACTTTACTATTTCCGAGAATAGGAACTGCTGTGGCTATGTCGGGAGAAGAACCATTACCGCCTACTAAGGAAATAGTAGGAGTAGATATATAACCTTTTCCTGATTCTATTACTCTGATAGCAGTAACTTTGCCATTCGAAATATAGGCTTGAGCAATAGTTCCAGAGCCGGTGCCCTCTATCACCACTCTAGGGGGTTCAGTATAACCAGATCCACTATTAGCTACTCGAATTGATACAATACTATAGTCATTATTATCATTCCACCATTTCCATGGATATTCTGACAATCTACTTGAATTCTGATCAATAGGTAAAACTTCTCCTACTGTAACAAAATACGACGGTGGCAGATCAAAATCAGTCACTGCATTATCAGAATTATCCATATTATTGTATCTACTAGTATATTCTCTAATAGTAGTTCTATAAGGCTTGACTTCTTCTAGATATTGTTGATAGCTGACTAAATTGTCATTTTTATAACTGATTCTCTGATCTAAAAATCCTACATTATGTATCGCGCTTAAAAAGCTAGTTTTAAATGCCCAGTCAATATATTCTTGTTCTGAAAAAGAATAATTAATACAAACAAAAAATAATTTATTCCACTCTATTCTTAAGTCTTCTACAAAAATATCTTCTTTGACTGCCTTAAAAATATTTCTTAGTTCGTTGGTCGGTTGAAGATCATAAAGTGCGGTATCAAACGCTCCTACATTATCGAAACCTATAGGTGTAGTTTTTGTGTTATATAAAGAATCCTTTAGTCGAATAGTTCCATTCTGTCTACCAACTAAATTATAATTTTCGGCTAAATCTCCTGTTCCTTCTGAGACTCTTTCTAATACTGCCCAGCCTCCGCTGCCGAATTCCTTTATTTTGATTAAATCTCCTTCGGACAAAACTAACGTCGGTTCTAAGTAGAAATCGGATATTTCTACAATTATTCTAGATGTGGCAGAATAACCAGGTTTCCACCAATCAACAAATTCCCAATAGGAACGAGTATCAAACCCCTGAGATTTACTTCTATAGAATATATTTCTTTGTTGATCCCACGAATATATACTCCAGAATCCGTTAGATGTTAAATCATTTCTAACTAAAACAGAAAATTGTCTTATTTTTACAATCGCGGTGCTATATTTTCTTCCTCTAGTTAACACGGTAACCGAAGCTACTCTTCCTTGGCTATCAAGAGTAATAGATGCTCTAGCCCCTTTACCGTCACCTTCGATTTCTATAAATGGAACTGTTCGATAGCCGAAACCAGAATCTATAATTTGTATAGATTCTAATTCACCGTCAACTAAAAATGGTTCTAAAACCGCTTGCCTTATTCTTGCAGTACCGATTTGTTCCAAATCAAGATTAGTATCTACCGCTACGTCATATTCATTTAATTGTTCTGCAGGTAACGGATCTGTTAGATTTAAATTTGTAAAATTAATAGTATCAGCAAAAGGTTTAGATTCTAATACAGAATTAATATTATCTATGACGATTTTTAAAATCTTCTCTCTATTAACAAACATTGTTTGTCGAGGTCTAAATGCTATTCCATATTTTTGTTTATCTGATAAGAAAATATCCGGTACTGCATTGCCTTGTTGATCGAATCCAACTAAACTATCTATCCATTTTCTTTCAAGTGCTTCGTTCGGTAAGCTGTCTGCCTGGCCTTCGGTTATCAATTGATATTCGGAATGTATCGAGTTCAATTCGACATCTTTTTTCTTATATTGAATATTAATGTAAGATTCGTTGTTAGATAATAAAGAATCGAAATTATAAACAAGAAACTTATCTTTATCTATAAATGAAATTATTGGAAGATTCGAACCTGCTGGATTTTCAATTAGTGAAGTTATTTCGGAAGCAGGAATCTTTCTTTTATTCGACTTCGGAAGAATAGTTTTTCCTTTTACCCAGAAATAATATAAAGTTTCTGATAAGTCTCCAGTTGATGTATTATAAATTTCTTTAATAGAATATACCGAATCGTCGGAATAAAGAGGAATTCCAGAAATTCCTGCAGAGATTCCTTCGGTCGTATCTGCTATTAGAGCCCATTCAGAAGGTAGTAGTCTGCTTTCGACCCATTCGTAGATGTCAATTGAAGATCCTTCGGCTTGTCTATTCCAGTTTCCGACTCTGTATGATATTTCGCTCTGTTCATAATTAATCCACTTAGCTGTGCTTATATTCCACCATATCTCCCCTACGTGCTTTTCTTTCCACGATTGAGAAGAATCTACAACTTGTTCATCAGTACCAACAGAATAAATTGCAGGATCATACATAGTTTTAAAGTTTATTTCTTGTTCGGCTATGCCTAACAATTTTAATTTAAAATGGTCGACATAATCGATATCAGCTAATTTTTTATTATTAACTGTGTCAAAAACCGATACTGATCTAATTTTATTAATATCAACTAATTCTTCTTCCGAAGATATTGTTTTCCAAGGATTGATATTACTGGGTTTTTTAAACAATCTTATTTTACCGGGTGTTGAAGTATAACTAACTGTTCCTCCACCCGAGTTATCAGACCCGTCTACAGAGGCTGTAAAACTTGTACCTTCGTCGTTACTCGGTGATCCCAATAATGTAAAATCTGTTTGATTTCCTTCCGGACCGATAGATATAATTTTATATTCTCTACCTGCTGTAATATCAGTTGCTGATAAGGTTTCTGTTTGAGTATAATTAGGCGAACCTACTATAATTACAGAATTAGTTGCATCAACGCTGTATCCAAACGATTCAAAAGGTAATAAATCTGATTCAAGTTTTTCAGATAAAAGATAAGTTTGATCTTTTCGTTGAAAAACATAAACTTGTCCGGGGTAACCCTGTGTAGTAGAAAAAACAGTAGTTCCTCTATCAAATGTAGTCCCTGTGTCAAACCTTGCGTAAATCTTATAAGAAGAGTTTTTTGCGCCCACTACTATTTTTTCTGTAGCGGCTGTAATTGAAACTGAGGATCCGAAGAATTCGTTTGAATTTCTTTCATAACTTTCTAATTTTTGTTTTAATCTATATTCTAAATTAGAAAATCCGTTAGTTTCAAAAATATAAACTGCTCCTTGATTTACTAAATTAACATCGGCTTCGGGACTAGATGCAACTATTGTTGTTCCAGTAGAATCTATATCCAGAGCATAACCGAACTGATCTCCCGAGCTTATCATTTCTAACAATCCAGTATCGTTTATATCTTCTAAAGTATCAGTTGTTATTACTTGTTTTAAAGTGTATCTTTGATATTGATCTCTCTGATAGATATAAATTTTTCCTGTCGGAGTTCCGGTGCTATCGCCTACCGAAATCCACGGATCTCCGGCAGTATCTTCGCCCTGACTTGAAAAAATAATACTCGAATCAATAACATCTTCTCTTGGATCGATTAATTTATAATACCCGCCGTTGTTTCGTACAACATCGCCTTCGAAATACGTTATTTCAGATTTCCAGTCTCCTTTGAAATTTGCAAAATATTGCCCGTCGCTGTTAGGAGATCCAACAACTAAAATACTTCCATCTCTATTCATAGCTAGAGTCGAACCGAATTTATCTCCTGACTTTGTTAATGCAGAGATATCTTCCGGAGACAACAATCCAGATGTAAGTGTTGATCCGTCATCATCTAAGAAAATATTTTTAGGTAAAGATGATTCTGTGCTGACTGGATCGACACGTGTCCAAGTGCCGGTAACATCGCCTTCTACACTTATTGTGCTACTATCACCTAACACATCGACCTGTGCCTGCCATAGCTTATTATCCCACCAAACAATTGTACCGGAAGGATAGAATGTTGACGAATTATACTTTCCAGCATAATTTGTATCAACCAAATGAGACCACTCTGTTCCATTATATGTATACAGATATACCCTGCCTCTATCATTGGCTGCGCCTGGGGCGGATACAGCCATATAATAAAGATTACCAGATTTACTAATTTTTATTTCGTGCCCGAATAATTCTTCTAGATCAGGAACAGGACTTATAATTGTTTTGTCATGTAACCACTGTTGATCGATCCATTCGTAAATTTGAATGCATCCTTGCTGAAAATACCCGTTTCCTCTACCTATGGAATTTGCTTCTATTAAAGAACAAGGTTCCCATCGATCAGAATAAACATCAATAGTACTTCCATCGCCGACAATATCTTCTGTGGCTTTCCACAATCTATTACCGTATCGAACTATTTCGCCTAGGAAATATTGTCCGGAAGGATCATAGTCTCCTCTAAAATTAGATTTAATCCCGCTAGCCCTTGGCGCTCCAACAATTAACCATTTTCCGTCGGGGCTTATAGCTAAACTTTCTCCGAATGAATTATTCATTAAATTAATAACAGAATCTTCTGGAGCGATTATATGTCTTAAATTTAATTTATCTAAAGATTCTTTGTAAGACATAACGAAATTAGATCTCGGCATACTTGCAAAAATCTGAGATAGCATGTCTGCATATAAAACTCGATAACCTGTATTTTTCGGATCAGGTATGCCGTATTCTATCAAAGATTTATCTGTATACTGATTAGTTTTTTCAATAACTTCCCATCTGTTATTGGCGTCTTTTTCTATCCATAATTTAGAATTATTTTTTAGAAGGGCAGTTTGTTGTAAATTTAAATCCTGATATGAAGAAAATTTTGATTCAGTTAATTCATAAACAAAATTAAATGTGCTTTCATCAAATTCGGGATCCTGTGTACCAGACGGAACTTCTACTACGACCGTTAATGATGTTTTAGAAATTATCTTAAAGAATCCTGTAAGATTTGGTATATCTTTCAAACCAATTATTTCGTTGACTTCATACCTGTGTGGTCTATTAAAAGAAATGGTTATTAAATTATCTTCTTTAATTACATTTTCTACAATTAATAATAAAGATTTATTAAATCTCAATACTGTCCAGTTATTAGAATTATCAAAGGTTATCCAAATATGATCATTTTCTAATAATTGATTTATATCGAAATTAATTAGATCATCTCGAGATTTTAAAACAAATTCAACCTGATCCAATCTTACAAATCCCGCCGATCTATTTAGATCATCGTAGTATTTTGTAGGATTAACATTAACTGTAAAAGGAGTAGGAATAATAGAGAATTTTGTAGGATCTACTCTAAAATACTGATCGACTACAGCACCAGTCTGTTGAACATCAGTGACTATTAAAGGCTGAGGATTAATTTGTAATCTGTCTTTCGGAACGTTAAATTCTAATTCGGTTATTTGCCCTGTTCCGCCAAATTTCCCTGTTCTAAAAGCCCATTCTTCTTTTAAAACTATACTGTCATCATTTGTTTTGCTTGTTTTATCAAAAACTTTTATAATAGAATTAGCTGTACCTTTTTCTCTTATAAATCCCTGATATAGTTTAAACTGTATTACTTCATCTTCAGCAAGACTTTGTAAATACTCCCGAGATTGATATCCGATAATATGTCTACCTAATTCTCGCTGGCTTTCTCCTATAGCATCTGCATCAAGATCATAATAGTCTTCAAATTGATTGATTCGATAATCAAAATTAGTAACTAATTTTCTTTCTGGTGTTGTATCTAATTTACTCCAGTTATCGTCGATAAACGATTCCGAACCATCTTGATTTATTTTGCTTACCCAGTTATAACTCTTATAAGAAACAATATCGCCCAACTTGTAATCAACAAAGGGCTGCCATATTTGTATATCAACATTGTCAAAAATAAATCCAGGACTTGTATAATCACCATCCCAGTCAGTGGTTCTGAACCCTCTACTTTTGATTCTTTCTTGACGATAACCTGTAGTTTTATCGTAGATAACGTCGTTGAAAACTGTCCTATCATCAAAAACTGTTACGTGTTCTTTCAACACTAAAAACATTTTTAAAAAGTAAATGCCTTCGTTGGTGTTAGTTGTAGAAATTTGGAATGATTGAAAATCTCTTAGCACGTCAAGAAATTCAATAGACAGCGGAGTTCCGTCTGATTTGTAAATGTTGTATTCGTAAAAACTATCTAATAAATTATCAACCACGCCAACAGGAATTGAAACTTTTATTTTTTCTGCCGACGGGCTCAGAGACAATAAAGCACCTATTTCCCAACTCTGCTTTGTCCAAAACATGAATTCTTTAGCAGCGGTAAACCAATCTCTTGCAACCCCGGCCTGTGTGTCATATCCGTCAAACACAAATCCTTGACCAATTAAAAATTGTTCGTACCCTAGTAAAAAATCTACTACTGATTGTATTGAGGTTAATACTGTTCCGTACACTAATTGTCTAACCTGCAACCTATTAAAATTTCTACGTTTAAAAGCTTCAACGCCTCCAACTGTCGGCAGTTTAGAAAGTTTTTGCCAATTAGATGTTTGAAATTCAGTGCCGCTTGTATGGCTTCTTATGCTTCTGTAAAAGACATTATTAAATCTTACAACTACTCCATTTCCATAAAATTTATCAGAGGTCCAATCAAAAAATGTTTCGCTGACGCCACCGACTGCCACAAGAGGATCAGTTTGGCTCGGCACAGCTTCATAGTAATTGAAGAAAGAATCTAATTGATCGTAACCATTTATTTTCCATCCTCTATCAGTCTTTTCTAAAACCACACCACTGTAAGTAAGGCTCATTGTTGGGCTACTTACATTAAAGATGATGTTATAATTCTCTGGGGGGACAAAAATACTTCCTGAAGTAGAACTTGGATTCTTACTATCTAAAATATATTTTTGATTTTTTTGATCGACAAATCCTGATAATCTTGTTGTTATTGCAACGTTTATATTTTTTAATTTAGTTTCTAAAACTGTTTTATCTAATCCTTTACTCTTTAAGTAATCCATTACATAGATAATCAAACCAGAAGTTAAATTTTGTCCAGTACTTGGGATCGTGATATCATCGATCGTAGAAAAGTACGATGAATTTTTGCTAACTGTTTGGCCTAATTTATTAATTGTTGTAACGAAATTATCTAAATTATCTGTAATATATTCGAAAGGTTTAAGTAAACATAGTGCAATTATTACAGAGTACGGAAACTCAGAACTAGATCTCCAGGCATATTCAACCGGAGCGATATCACCTGGTTTAAAATCTCCTTTATTATTAATTAGAGTAAAGTTATTGGCCAGACTTGAATCTAAAGGACTTAATAATTTTCCGTCACCATCAACAGGTAAATGGTCTAATAAGGTGGGTCTTTTATATCTATCGTATGTTCCGGCTTTTTCACCTTGTCTAATAATTCCGTCTCTCAGATCTTCCCAAAGTAATAAATTTCCCGAAGTGTAAGGGGCTGGACCGTATTGTGTTTCCCACCATGTTGGTTGTTCACTAAATCCTAGCATTTCCCATGGACAGCGATGTGGTCGATCTGTGTCATAAAACCATTGATAGACTCCTCTCCAAAATCCAGGAAGAGCAACCGTGCCGTCCTGGTCTGTCATATTTGAGTATGTATAAGTGAAACTATTTTCGCTATCAAAATATTGATTGGTTATAAAATCAATATTTGTATCCGCCAACCATCTTAAAAATTCCCTATTTAAAATAGGATCAACTTGATTTTTGTTATAGAAACCAGTATTGTAATATCCGCCTAGCGTCTTATCTATATCAAACACTGTCGAATCATATTCTTTTTTAATGTTGTTGTAAATTCTATTTTCTAATTCTAATAATACGTCATCTCTAAAATCTCCAAACGATATCGTTATACTTCCATCGTGTCCTTGGATGACTGTTTTAGGTTCGACATATGTGTCATCTATAAATTTTTGTGGCAAATATTTTTTATACAATCCTAATTTAGTAGGTGTAGGAGGAATATGATTATTTGCCGTTGATACATATTCTCTAATTTGTATTAGATCTCCTTCGTTTAAATTTCTAAGGATTCGAACAAATCCAAAATTAGAATCAAACGAATAATCTTTATTAGCAATTAATTGTAAATCATTAATATAAACATAGACAGCACGTCGGCTAGGTGTGGTTAAATCAAATTTTTCAGATAACGCAAAGGTGTTGATACCCGTGTCTTCGACTTCATAATCAATTTTTGTGTATGCTCCCGAACCTGCCATATCGGAATCAGAAAAAGGATTTGAAGATTTTTTCGATTTACTTAATTCATTTAAAATCTCATCTACAAGATCCGAAATATTTTGATTAAAAAATAACTTTGTAGCTAAATCAATAAAATTGTTTTTAAAATCGCTATATTGTTTTTTAGCGTACTGTAAAGATTTTATTACATTAATTTCTTTATCACAAAGCAGTAATACCGCCAACGGCGATACTCCGGAATGTTTTACTATTCTTGATGCTAGAGACTGAAAACCATTTATATCTCTTACATTACTATCGCCCGGTATGTTTCCTGAAAAATTTTCAAAAAATTCTAATCCAGAAATAAGATGATCGGATGCTGTTCCGTAGGTAAAACTTTCAAGATTTTGATTGAGAGGATTTTTTTCTAATCCTATTGGAATTTCATAAAAGCCTCTATCCGGTGGGACCGAACAAAATATTTTTATATAAACTACATCATTTTTGTTTAGAGGGTTTACAAATGTAAATTTGTTATTATTTCTAGAATATTCTTTGAAATATTTTTTTCCGTTTACATAAATGTCTATTCTAGTATCTTGTTCGGCATCAAACTTTGTCCAGTCAACACTATTAAATTCAACTGTTTGAGTGTCTTCTTGAACAACTAAGCTATCTATTATAGGTTGTAGATACCTAGATTCATTTTTAATCCAACAATTGCCATATTCTAGCGTAGCGACATTTTTATAAAATCCAGATCGGATGGTTTTAGAAAATACATTTGTGTTTACTTGATAATTAAATTCATCTATTTCCCAATCAAATTCGTATTGAATATCGCCCACATTATCAATGTTTAAGTAACTAAGAGAAAAACCTAATTCTCTATCGATTGATCCATTGCCTTGTTTGTAACTTACTATCTCAGTTCCTCTGAAAGTTGATACTGGATATTTAGAAACGTCTGCATAGCTTATTTCGTCTTCGTCAAAAACTTCAAATAATGGAGGTTGATTAACGGATGATTTAATTTGACTTTTAACCCACGATGATCCATCATAATGATACATCAAGCGTTGATTATTTTTTCCTCTTTTAACTAAAACGCATTCGCCTAATAAAGAATCGCTGTCAGACATAGCTCTTAGACTTATCTGGCGATTTCCATTATGGTTAATAAAATTAACTTCATAGATTCTATTATTAGCTAAAGAGTCTGTATCGGCAATTACCAATAATCTCGCGCCCTGAAAAAGAGCTTCACCGTCTACAATATATCCCTGACTTCCTTCGATTTTTGAAAAAACATCTGTAGTAAAATCATCTATGTAATCAACGGCGATTTTCGATTTTTCTCCGTGATTATATAATTTGATATTCGGAGAAAATTCTATAATGGGACGCTTGGCTCTGCTTTCCTCATTTGAGTCGAAATCAGATCCAGATAATCTATGTGCATATTCTAATACAGATTTATGAAACCATCTATTATAACGAGACCAAGGATTTGAATCTTGGCTAACTCTATTAATCAATATATAATCTTTTTTTCCAGGATAATATGTAGCATCATCATAAGGTTCGGAGTCAAATCCACCATTGTCGAATAACACTTCGGGTATTTCTTCATTAAGTCCGGAAGAAATAACTAAATCATCAAACTTAACTAAATTAATTCCAGTTCCTACACCCTCTACGATCCATGTTTCGTCAGTTTCAAATTTTTTAGGTACTACCGTGCCTGAGAACTTTACGGCCATGCCGTTTGATAAAGTTATATTATTAGCACTTGTGTATTGTAATTTTCCTAAGATATCTTTTTCAATATCTAAAAAAGTATTTGTATCAACATTACCTATAATAAATCTGCCTAATCTATTAGGTGAGGTATCACTTTGGTAATAAAGAACATCAGGAGCATCTAAAGGAACTGTAAATGTTAATGTGCCATTTTCGATTCCGTTATTTGTTACCCCTTTCGAATAATCCAACGATGAAGCGGTGCTTGCAGGTTCTACATATTCCCAATCTTGTGATTCTTCGTCGATAGAACTTCCGTCGCCCTGCGGAATATTATTTTTAGCTCTCCAGAGTTTATCTCCAAATAAAACTAGAGCGCCCTTGGGATAAGATAAATCTGGATTATATCTTAAACTTCCCGTATCATAGGATGTTTTAATTGTAAAACCCTCTCCCGGAGCATTAACTATAAACTTATAAGTCTGTCCTCTATACAATGTTAATGTAGGGTTATTGGTAAGGCCATCTGGAAAAAAGATATAAGAATCTGTCAAACCTAGTTTTACTCGATAAGTGCTATTCACTTCTTGAGACTGGCCCTTGATCGTTATCGGTGGCGGACCTTCGGGTACCCAATAATATTCTCTGAAGTTAACAAATTTGTCCCAGTCGATAGGAGGATTCCAGGAATAATGTTGCTGTGATGTAATTAGATTATCTTGCTCGTCTGTATTTCCAAAGAATCTCAATTGATTTTTAAAGTCAATGTAATCATAAAAGTTTGTAATTTTGTCATTATCTTTTACAATCACTCCAGGGTCGAGTTGATACCGACTTCTTAAAGTGTCGTCGGAATCTAGATAAACGTCCGATCCTTTATATGTTTTTCCGTAGCGTTTTCCTACATATCCTACGTTTTTTTGTAATACACCGGGTTGAACAAGAGGATCTAATACTCCTCCTAAAAACTTTTCGTTTGAATTAGTTTTAAAAATCTGAGGTAAGAGATCTACAGTTTTTCTTACCGGTACTTGACTATCTGGAAAAATTTTATCTGCCATAATTTTTAAGTGCTAGAAATAATAGTATTAGAACGTGCTCTAATTTCGGCTGCATTAATACTCGTTACGATTTCTATATCGTCAACTGTTGCTCCGCTGATAAAAATCTCATCGGATCTACTTTTAATCTCAAACAAACTTCCGAATGTTTGGCTTTCTTGCTGAGGTACTATAACTATATTGCTTATATCCGGTGCTGTAGAATTTGTAACATAAGTTATTAACTCGGCCAGGTAAAAAGTGTCTCCAAAATCCCAATTGTTAACATCAAAAAATTCATTGATTGCCGAAATGATTCTAACTTTTAAGTCATTGTCATTAATATTTTTGTTAGGATTTTTTACAACTTTGAACGTAGCCCGTAACTTTTCAGTGGCTGTTTGCCCAAACAGTACTTTGTAAACGACTGGGTGATATATGATCTCATCACTGATTGATTTTATTAAATCTAACTTAGAACCAAAAGCTATTCTTAAATTATCGCTGTTAGGTGCTTCTGGTTCTACAGTAGTAATACCTGCTAGATAATTTCTAAATTCATTATCATAGGATCTAGTTAAAAGATAAACATCTATGATGTTACTAGAACTAGGATCAATTCGTCTATCAACGCTGGCATTATGTATATAATGAAATTTTAAATTGTTTCTACCAACATTAGCTCTATATGTGCTTTCTAAAATAAAAGTATTTGTATTTTTATCAACTCTCTTAACTCTGTTCTCATCGATGTCATAAAAATAGACTAATCTACCATCTGTAAACTCAG